CAAGCAACGTACTCGTATTATAAATAATACAAGCAACGTACTCGTATTATAAATAATACAAGCAACGTACTCGTATTATAAATAATACAAGCAACGTCATATGAATATTGCGATAGGTTTAAAACGTAGAATAAAAAATGATTCTACAAAATATGACTAATTACACTTACATGGAAGCTAAACAACAGCTCTTATCAATTATTGCACGTATCCGAGATATTCTCAGGGGACGTAATACACCATCCGTTACAGGAGAGGCGTCCGTAATGCATATCATTACATATTTCATTGCTCGTCTATTTACACGTGATAGAATTGCACAATTAAACAGTTATTACGACACGCATTTATCTCCAGAAGATGCCTTCAAAATGCATGTTCCAGATGAATCCACATGGGACTATATGATGAGCTTTTACGATGGTTCTAATAATTCCAATATGCATATGAATATGTTAGCGGCATTCTATACAACAAAACCGCGTCCTAGTATTGTTCGATCAATCATTTCAGTAATTGGATATCGTGGTATTCAAATTGAGACCGATCATCATTTACGACAAATGTATGAAAATGAGGATGATCATCCTGTCGATGATAATGTATATTTTGTACATACTGAAATATGCAAGTTGATCAAAGATTTTGACATTATCGAAATCGGTCATCAAATTGACGTCATTGGTGAAATCTGGGAGGACTATATTCGCACATCAAGTAACAGTAGAGACAATGGTCAATTCTTCACGGACAGACGCATTGTGACATACATGATGGAATTGATTTCACCAGTGTTAAAGGATGATGGTACACCACCTTACATGGTCGATCCTGGAATGGGTACAGGTGGATTTATTTCACAATATGTAAAACATTTCCAACATCTTGGAATTGATTGGAGTCAATATTCTGACAGAATTGCGGGATATGATGTTAATCAGTTTACAGCCGCAAATGCTAAAGCAAATATTTTTATGCAAACTGAAAATCTGTTTCAACACTTAACATGTCATAATTCGTTGACTGATTCTTTGCCACATGATTCATATGATATTATTATGGCAAACCCGCCGTTTGGTCTAAAAGGTATCAGTAAATTGGTCTATTCACAAAAAATTCGATCATTAGGTATTGCGAAGGGAAATTGTGCTGAACTGTTGTTTTTGCAATTGATGATGGCACATTTGGCCCCGAATGGACAAGCTGCGGTTATTTTACCAGATGGATCATTGGGAAATTCCACATCTCGTCAATACATTGAAACTCGTAAATATTTATTGGAACATTTTGAAATTATGAAAATTGTGAAGATGAAGGGTGAATTCTTTTTGAATACATCAATTAAACCATCAATTGTGTATTTTCGAAATAGTGGAAGACCGACAACAACTGTTTCATTTTATGAAATTGTTGAAAATCCGGAACATATTGCCGGTAATATGACGGTATCACCTGTGTTGGAAACACATATCAAAGATGTACCAATCACGGAGATTGATAACAAATATTCATTATTGGCAGACAAATATGCAGCACTTCAAGCGGCACAAATCGGCGTGTATCCGCGGATGAAGTTGCGTGATGTGATTCGATTGGAGAAAGGCATTATTGTGAAAAAGGGGCAATATGCTGGGACATTGTATCCAATTATGGGTATTGGAGGTGAAACAGGTCGCCGTAGTGACACATTCAATCGGGAAGGTATCACATTTAAAGTCGCATTACAAGGCGGAATTTCACTTAATACATGTGTATCTAGATATAATGGAAAATATTTATTGACTAATCTTGGCGCAACTATGCATTCAACTGATCCAGAAATGTATTGTATTGATTATGTGGGATATTATCTGTTGCAAAATAAAAATTTGGTCTATCAACGAACATATGGCACAATGCAACGTCGTCTTAATTTGGATATGTTTTATGATATTGAAATCGAGATGCCACCACTTCATGTGCAACAATTGATTGTGTATAAATTGGATGAATTAAATGATGAAAAAACATTATTTGAATCTACTATTAAACGTAATTTATGGGGATTTTTGGAACATGTAAATATTAAGACATATCGTTGTCGCAATTTTGTTGCATTTAATGATGTTTTTACAGTACCAACGGTTCGCCCTACATTTACAACTAGTAAAATGTCTGGAAATGGCGATGTACCATTTTACAATGCATCTGCTAATAATCCAATTGGATTTCATAATCAAGCATCATTTGAATCAGATTTGACATATTTTGTATTTATTAAAGATGGGGGTAGTCAAAATAATATTGATAGTAATAATGTTGGACTTGGTAAATTTTTTAGAGTAACTGGAAAAGTTGCAATAACTTCGAGTTCACTAATATGTATTCCCAAATGTCAAAATATTGCATATATTAATTATTTAGATTCATATTTGAAAATGAAAGCAAAAGAAATACGACAATTGGCACGGTATACAATTAGTTTAGGACATATTAATCGTGATCGTTTAGCAACATTCCAAATTCAAATACCATCCGAAGAAATTATGCAAAAAATATCAGATAAATACGTACAATATAATCAATTTTTAGAAACAAATAAAGATTATGTTAATATGTTGGATGAATGTATTCATGAAATATATCCAACCTTCTTGAATATGTCCGATGAAGAGATTGATCATGCGATTGAAGATTACAATCAGCGTGTTGAAGCTGCTGCGGCTGCATTGGCAGCAGAGCATCATGAAGTAGATGAATTTGAAGAGAATGATAGTCAATATGAACGTAAGGATGACCGCTAATATGTCTTAAAGACAATCATTACACATAAATTATAACATGCGACCTCTTATATTTGAATATTGTGATCCAATTGATCCAATCAATAGAACAGAATATGATGTAACAGGATGTGATAATATATTACATTTATACACATGTAGAGATAATGAAGCTATCATATTCTCATACGATTATGAAAATATAGGATTAGATTGCCCATTATATGATCATGTAAATTATACTCCTATATATTATACATCATATGAAAATGCATACCGCCATTTAAATGGTATACAAATAGGAGATATACTGATTACAAATGGACGAGATATTCGATTGAGAATTGTATCAAATATAAAAATTGTAGAACATAGTGTACCACTACCAAAAATTAGATATACTAGATATACATGTCAAATATATCTATCCGATTATATGACATTTTATGACCCCGAATTTAGTCGTGGTTCATCTACTAGATATTATACATCTATGCCAACAATATCAAATGTTAAGATCTATAAACAAGATAGTGCAACTAATACATTACGTCGCATAGATATTAATATATCTCATTCAACATGCCCACCTGAAGTATCATCGACTTGATATTGTAATATCGTATTGTTATACGATATTAATTATGGATATACCATATCTCGTGTATATATGGCTGAATTTAAGGTAGAATAATCGATTTCAACATCAATATCACGTGTAGATATTTTTATTATATTTCTTTTAGAAGGTTCATATGGATTTGATACAGGCTCATTCTCACATATAAAAAATCTTGCAAGATTTTGACTGGATATATGTATCTCATCATATTGACTATCATCATATCGACTCACATTTTCAATCAAATAATACATATTAAATTCAAGATCACATTCTCGTATTAATCCAGATTGATTATATTCCAATATGTGTATATTATCACCATATAACAAAAATCCAGTTTTTCCATTATTCCAATTATGGTCAATAAGTCTGTCGAATGAAATCATACTGGAACTACAATATCTTTATACAACACAAACAATACCATATTACCCCATCGGATTCTTTTAAGGTGTTTTAGATATCATTGGCCGATACACATCCATCAAGGATTCGATGAAACGATGTTTTATTCAAAAAATATTCATTTGCAATATCGTCAACCGTCGGATAATCCAAATTCAAACATTGCCATTCAGTATATTGAACTGGTGAATACAATTGATTCCGTTGAATCACTCGATACATATCCATAACTGTTTTCTTTTGAACATCTGGTTGAAAATACGAATACCATCCCGGCCATCCATCTTGTTGATATACGCCAATTGGTGAAAGTGGTAACCCAGCTGGGATCCCAATCGATTCGCGATACACTCGATAATCTTCCGCAGATCGGATCTTCATCTCTCGCACTACTGTCAAAAATTTGTAATACGGTATCACTCTCCCAGCACTCTCGCACATCCGTCGAACCACATTTCTCACCAATGTTTGAATATCATCCACACATGAATCATCCGCGTGGTCAAATGCATGCACTACACGTGCCGCATATTCTCGCACATCCAACACTCCTGATGTCCCCGATTCCGATGGTGTAATTAGTCCAGTTGATCCAAATATCCAATCACTCAAACTTCGATAAAACCCATCCGCAAATTCCAAATAATACTCTTCTCTCTCTTCGGCATCCTGTAAAAACACCACAAATCGTGCCGACTCTTTCCCACCCGATCTTCTTAATGTCCGCCCCAACATCTGAACCAATAGATGACCACTTGGAACATGTCCCCTTGTAATAAATGCTCCAACAAGCCCCATAACATCGACTCCCACTCGCAATTGGTCACACACTACAATGACTTCAAAAGTAGCAGGCATATGACCCAATTCAGTCGAGTCAATGAAGCCTTCATCATATCGTCTCAAATTGGAATGAGTACGTCGAACCGAAATATTATGTCGATGACAATATTGCCTACCATATGCCCACATCATATCAACATCTTCGCAATCATGTGTGAAAACAATCCATCGACCATATCGACCCCGAATTGGATTAAACTCGATGACATGTTCAATAATCGATGTCCAAATATGTTGAACATTCTCCGTATTACGATCATTGCCGACATAATCAAAATACAATATCGGTTTCACCACAACACCATCTTCAATCGCTGTCGGCAAATCAATATCGATCAGCGCTCTACCGTATTCGAGTGGGAACAGTGTCGACAATCGCTCTTCTTGATCCGCATCTCTTGTCAACGGTGTTGCCGACATACCAATCATAAGCCTAACATTATGATTTCGGATCAATTTCAATAAAATGTGATGAAACTGCTCCGATGCGGCATATTGAATTTCATCGAAAAGAATTGCATCAACTTTTGTCAATCTGTCAGCTAATCCGCTTGCCAATGTTTGCATATTAGTCACAATGAGTGAACTCGGATACATCGGAATATTGCCTCTATATTGACCATACATGAGTCTTATCGGGATTCGATTCGATTTTGACCATTGTTTAAATGTGCCCAATTGAGTCGTTAAAATGGCATTTTGATGCGTGATCCAAAGATATCTTAACGGTCTCCGATCTTCGAGTGTTTGCATAAG